GGGGGTGGGCAGGTGGCCGGGGGGGTGGGGGTATATATATACTCATTCACGCACAATTCGGAAGGTTTTGAATGTCAACTAGATTGTCGCCCCACTTCAAAGATCTTTAAAGTCTCACTGATCCTCCCTGTGAGCCAAAACTAGTTGCAGGGCGCTGCACTGACCTATATATGACCCGGTGGGCCATATAATCTATTATAGCCATGAAACTTAATTTTGTCAAGACTTTTGCCAACTATTACCAAAACTCTATGTACATAATACTTGACAGTATTAAAATACAGGTATATAATATATAATTATGAAAAAAGAACTTACTATAAAACAACAATCGTTTCTAGACCATCTTGTTGATTGTCGTGGAGACTCTAAAAAAGCAGCAGAGCTTGCGGGGTACGCTGAAGGCTCATATACATCCGTAGTTAAAGCACTAAAAACAGAGATAATTGAACTAGCTGAGACTATATTAGCCCAAAGCGCCCCTAAAGCCGCTCTAAAGCTTGTTGAGGTTATGGACAGTGAACAGCCCATACCCCAAGCTAATGTCCGTCTACAGGCCGCTCAGACGCTCCTAGACCGTGTGGGACTAGCTAAGACAGACAAACTAGATGTAAACGTACAAGGCTCTAATGGTCTTTTCATTTTACCAGCCAAAGAAGAAGTAGTAATTGAAGGCGATTATGAAGAGGCGCACTAGCAGTACAATACCTTTTGGTTATAAACTAAAAGAAGAAAACAGCGAATTTTTAGAAGAAGTTCCAGAGGAATTAAAAGCCCTCAATAAAGTCGTTCCGCTGATAAAAAATAAAGTTTTATCTTTACGCGAGGGCGCTATGTGGCTAGAATATGATACTGGACGTAGTATTTCACATATGGGCCTGAAGAAGATTGCAGACCGATATGAATGATTGGGATTTGAATCCTGACAATTATGTTCAGGATGAAAACGGTGAGTTTGTCTTAAAGAAAGACGGGACTCCCCGAAAAAAGACGGGCAGGCCAAAAGGCTCTTCAGGGCGTGGTTATAACTATCACTCTGAAACCAAGGCCAAGATTGAAGCCCGTAAAACCGTTAGAAAGAAAGAAAAGCGGTTAGCGCAGGTACGCACCAAACTAGAAAACTATAAAAAGTCACTTGACACCTCTAAAAAGACGCTGCAAAAGCTAGAGGGAACTGAGGCAAAAGCAGAAGGTAAAATAACAACAGAAACTCCTGATGCTTTACCCAAATCGTTAAGGACTGTCGCAGAAGAGAATGTCATCTTTAGGCCCAACGATGGCCCACAAACAGACTTTCTCGCTGCTTCTGAGACTGATGTTTTGTACGGCGGTGCGGCTGGTGGAGGCAAGAGCTATGCGATGTTGGTTGATCCTCTTCGCTTTGCTCATCGGGCAGCGCATAGGGCTTTAATCCTGCGGCGTTCTATGCCAGAGTTGCGAGAGCTAATTGATAAATCTCGGGAACTCTACCCGAAAGCCTTTCCCGGTTGTAAGTACAAAGAAGTAGAAAAGCTTTGGAACTTTCCTTCTGGAGCTAAAATAGAATTTGGATTCTTGGAGAGAGATGCAGATGTTTATCGCTACCAAGGTCAAGCATATAGTTGGATTGGGTTTGACGAGATTACGCACCAAGCTACAGAGTTTTCTTGGAACTACTTGGCTTCTCGACTGCGTACAACAGATCCAGAGATTATACCTTATATGCGGTGTACAGCTAACCCCGGTGGTGTTGGGGCGCATTGGGTAAAGAAAAGATATATAGATCCATCTCCACCCTACGAGTCTTTTATTGGTAAAGATGGATTAACGCGAAAGTTTATACCAGCTAGACTAGAGGATAACCCCTTTCTGGCTGCTGATGGACGCTACGAACAAATGCTAAAGGCGTTGCCACCTACACAACGGCGACAGCTTTTAGAAGGAGATTGGGAGGTTGCAGAAGGTGCAGCCTTTACAGAGTTTGATCGCAATCTCCATGTAATTGAGCCTTTTGAAATTCCTTTACATTGGGAACGTATAAAAGGCATTGACTATGGATATGCTTCAGAATCAGCTTGTGTCTGGGGAGCCGTAGACAAAGACGATGGTACACTAATAATTTATAGAGAATTGTATCGTAAAGGTCTACTAGGCACTGACCTAGCTCATATGATAACTGAAATGGAACTAAATGATCCATTAAGTGTTCCCGGCGTACTAGATACAGCTTGTTGGAACAGAACAGGGCAAACAGGCCCGACAGTAGGAGAAACGCTTGTAAAAGCTGGACACAAGCTTAGACGAGCAGATAAAAACAGGGTTGCAGGAAAAATACAGATTCACGAATACTTAAAGTTGCAGCAAAGCGGAAGGCCCAAAATACAAATATTTAATACTTGTCCTAACCTGATACGCGAACTTCAAAGTATTCCTTTAGATAAAAGTAACCCTGAAGATGTAGATACTAAGGCATCAGATCACGCATATGATGCTTTGCGGTATCTTATTATGGCTAGACCACGAGTACACGATACTTATAGCCAAATAAGGGACTTTCACAGAGAGACTATATACCAACCAGCAGACGGAACATTTGGTTACTAATGAAGAATAAAATTTGGCGTCCTCTTAATACTTGGGGTATTTATAGTTTAGGTATTGTAACGGGCTGGACTTTAATATATAGTATTGTAAGCCTAACACCAATAGGATAATCATGTCAGAACCTGAAAATACATTTATTGAAAATGCAGACAACATCTATTTTGAAGAAGTTGAAAATGAAGATGGGATGCAGCTAAACCTTGCAGAAGGTTTAAAATCAAATCTTGCTGGCCTGATTGAAGCTCGTTTTGTGGATGCTGAAATGGCGCGTGATGCAGATGAGAATCGTTGGATGACCGCCTACCACAATTTTCGTGGCATATATCCTAAAAATATAAAATTTAGAGAATCTGAAAAGTCTCGGGTATTTATTAAAGTTACTAAAACTAAAGTGCTTGCTGCTTTTGGTCAGCTTGTAGATGTTATTTTTGGTACAGGTAAATTTCCTATCGGTGTATCGCCTACAGCTTTACCGGAAGGCATTTCTGAGTATATGCATTTAAGCTCAGAAGCACAGCCCGATCTTGAAATGAGTTCGGCTCCTGCGCGAGAAGAAGAAGAAAAAATTAATCCTTTTGATTTAGGATATCAGGGCGATGGTCGTGTATTAAAGCCGGGAGCAACAATAAACTCCGGTAAAGGTATTTTTGAAGATTATACTTCAAACGAAAAGGTAACTTTTGAAGAAGGCCCATCTCCAATACCAGAGATTCCAGAAATTTCTCCTGCGGTTGAAGCAGCTAGAAATATGGAAAAGCTTATTCATGATCAGATTGATGAGTCCAACGGTACAACCGAATTAAGAAATGCTTTATTTGAAGCAGTTCTTTTTGGTACAGGAATTGTAAAAGGGCCGTTTAATCATAACAAAACTCTACACCGCTGGTCTAACAGTGAAGGAGAAAGAGCCTATGATCCAATTTTTGTCAGGGTTCCTCGGATTGAGTTTGTTTCTATCTGGGATTTTTTCCCTGATCCCAACGCTACTTCTATTGATGAGTGCGAGTATGTTGTCCATCGACATAAGCTAAACAAGTCTCAACTTAGGGCATTGCGTAAAATGCCTTATTTTAATGAAGATGAGATTCGTAATTGTCTTATGCTTGGGCCAAACTATACTGAGAAAGACTACGAGTATGAGCTAAAAGACGATAATCGCATGAGCGAGCTAGGCTCAAATAAATTTGAAGTCTTAGAATATTGGGGAATGATGGATGTTGAATATGCCAAAGAAATTGGGATGGAGCTTTCTGACTCTATAGATTCTTTGGATGAAATTCAAATTAATGCTTGGATCTGTAATGGTCGAGTATTGCGAGCGGTAGTAAATCCATTTACGCCTGCGCGTATTCCGTATAATGCTTTCCCTTATGAGCGCAACCCCTACTCTTTCTTTGGTATTGGCGTTGCTGAAAACATGAATGATAGTCAGCAGATTATGAATGGTCATGCACGAATGGCTATTGATAATCTTGCGTTAAGCGGTTCATTAGTTTTTGACGTAGACGAGACGATGCTTGTCGGCGGTCAAAGCATGGAAATTTATCCCGGCAAAGTCTTTAGGCGTCAGTCTGGTATGCCGGGGCAAGCAATTCATGGCGTAAAGTTTCCAAACACATCTACAGAAAATATGATGATGTTTGATAAGTTTCGACAGCTTGCAGACGAACAAACAGGCATTCCTAGCTACTCACACGGTCAAACGGGTGTGCAGAGCATGACACGAACAGCTTCTGGTATGTCTATGTTGCTTGGGGCAGCAACCCTAAACATTAAAACTGTTGTAAAAAACTTGGACGATTTTTTGCTACGCCCACTTGGAAAAGCATACTTTCAATGGAATATGCAGTTCTTTGAAGGCGCACTGAAAACTGAAGGTGATTTAGAAATTCGGGCTATGGGTACAAACAGCCTGATGCAAAAGGAAGTAAGAAGTCAACGATTGACAATGTTTCTTCAGACAGCACAAAATCCAGCTATTGCACCATTTGTTAAAATGTCAAAGCTTATTTCAGAGCTTGCATATAGCTTGGATCTTGATCCTGATGAAATACTTAATGATCCCGAAGAAGCGGCTATTGCTGCGCAAATTATAGGAATGCAAAACAATGTTGGACAAGCAACTGGCGAACAAGTTGGCCCCGATGGTGAACAACCCGGAGATGTGGGAGCCGCTGAAGGAACACCTAGCGAACCTACGGATGCAGGAGTTACAGGCACTGGCGGTGGCACAATCGGAACAGGAAATGTACCGCAAGCAGGGGAAAGCGAGTTCTCTGGCTAACTTGCTGACATTACAAGAACAAGTAAATCAAAGACGAAAGGAAAAAGATAATGGCTAAAAAATTCCCAGATCTAACAGGCGATGGTAAAGTAACTCAAGCAGATGTTCTGAAGGGTCGTGGAGTTTTTGGTGACGGAGGATCTATTATGGTTCCTCCAGAGCGTGAAGCATATAGTAAAGGCGGGGCAGTCTTAGATTTAGTCGCAGCAATTGTTGGTAAACAAACGAAGGCTGCTAAAAAAGATATGGTGTCTAAAGAAAAAGCATCTCAACAACTTATTCAGATCTTAGACGAAAACCCGCAAGCACTTGATGATCTTTCAGAAGACCAATATCTAGAATTAATGGATGCACTTCCTCAGTCCCAAGGAGCAAAAATGGGTGGGAGCGAAGCGCCTATTAATGATGCTATTGAAATGGCTCGCGGAATGGAGCCAATAGAAGTTGCTCAAAATCTTGAAATGTTTAATGACATTGATGAAATTTTTGAATATGTATCAACCTTAAATGCTAAAGATTCTCGTCAGTTTATGGATAATCTTTCAGACGAAGATCTTCAGATTTTTGCAGGAGAACTTCCTGATGTTGGAGCTACATTGGGGCCACGAGAAGTAAAAAATGAAGGTGGTAAAATGGATGTAGCTATTATTCTTCCTCCTGAGTATGAAGAAAAAATGGACTCAGACGAAGATATGGAAGAAGACTATGTAGACTTTGTAAAAGCAGAAATTTTATCTCAGGACGAACAAGAATATTTATTTAAGATTTTAGATGATGATTCTCGCCTTGAAGAAATTTTAGATAAAGTAATTCTTAGTGCAAGCGAATTTACAGGTTCCGGTGAAGTTGAAGGGCCGGGAACTGGTACGTCAGATTCGATACCCGCAAGGTTATCGGACGGTGAATTTGTATTCACCAAAAAAGCCGTAGATCATATTGGCGCTGATAAACTCCAAGAAATGATGGAGAATGCAGAACAAGAATATGATAACGGAAGAGAAGGCAAAGCCTATGGCGGCATGGCAAACGGCAGTCCATACAATGATCCATCAAGTAGTTTGATGACAAATTATGCTATGGATAAAAATATTGAAAATCAAATGTTGCAGGAAAATCAACAGCAACAGGACGATATTCAACGCCAAATGATCTATGCAAGCAAAGCGCCTAGTCTTCTAAACCAATAAGGCTACCTAGAATTTTCTAGCCCCTTATTACAATTATAACCTTGAGGCCACCTTGTAGTATCAAGACCCTGTGTTAATAAGCGCAATAACACAGCCACCTTGAAAGACAACAAGCCCCATAAAGGAGAAGTGACATGAGTGAAGAACAAGAAGTGCAAGCGAATCCGTACAATCAGAAAAAGGCGTGGCATTATGAAGATGGCCCTCCTACTGCAAGTGCAGATTCATTGTTTTTTGAAGAGCCACAAGAGGCTACTTCCGAAGAAGACGGAACCCCTCAAAAAGAAAAGGCTCCTCGCACAAATTATAAAAAGCGGTATGATGATCTAAAAAAACATTATGATCAAAAACTGTCTGAGTTTAAACAGCGTGAAGAAGAGCTTCAAGCTATGGCAAGGTCTGCAATTCCGCAGTACGAACCGCCAAAAAGCGTAGAAGATCTTGAGCAGTTTAGACGCGACTACCCTGATCTATATGATACTGTTGAAACAGTTGCACATTTGCGAAGCGCAGAACAGCTTTCTGCTCTACAGCAAAAACTTTCTACTTTTGAAAAACGCGAGCTAGAAATTAGTAAGCGGGACGCAGAAGAAAGATTGAAGCAACGACACCCTGATTTTGAAGATATTAGGGGTGATGAGCGGTTTCATGAATGGGCAAAAGTTCAGCCAGAAGAAATTCAACGCTGGATTTATAAGAACCCAGATAATGCAGATTTAGCAAGTCGTGCTATTGATCTTTATAAGATGGAAAACAATATTGCAATTAACACAAAAAGTTCTCCTCGGTCACAGCCTTCAAAGTCCACTGCTGCTGACATGGTATCAACCAAAACAACAAGTGTTGAGCCTAAAACAGCTAAAGTTTGGACACAACGGGAAATTGCTGCTATGTCCGTAGATGAATATGATCGTTACGAAGAGGAAATTGATCTAGCCATCCGCGAGGGACGAGTAGCAAAATAACAACTTGTCTTTTTAGGAGTAAATAGAAATGGCTTATAACGTAAGTGACCAATATTTTGAGCCAGCAACTGATACCGATGCTAACTTTGCGAACTCGGTTGCGGGTCAAACTAACTCATTCTTCCTGCCTGCTGTCTATAGTAAGAAGGTACTTAACTTCTTCCGAAAGTCATCAGTCTGTGAAGCTGTAACCAACACCGACTACGCTGGTGAAATTGCATCTTATGGTGATAGCGTTAAGATCATCAAAGAGCCAGTAATTACTGTTTATCAGTATGAGCGTGGTCAAGACGTAACGCAAACCAAGCTGACCGACCAAGAGCTTACTCTGGTTGTTGATCGTGCGAACGGCTTCAAGTTCATTGTCGATGACATTGAAACGAAAATGTCTCATGTCAACTTCAAAGAAGTAGCTTCTTCTTCAGCAGCTTATGCTTTGCGTGATGCGTTTGACGAAGGCGTATTCAGCATTATGCAGGCTGGCTTGTCAGCTTCTGGCCCTGATCATGTTATGGGTGCTGATGCTGCTGCTGGTACTGGCGGCGTAACTGAAACCACTGCCTCTATCGACTTGGGCTTTGCTTCTGGCGAAGCTGATCCTCTGGACGTTCTTGCTCGCATGGCTCGTTTGCTTGACGATCAAAATGTACCGGAAGAAGGTCGCTGGGTAGTAGCTTCTCCTGACTTCTACGAGACGCTTTCTCAAAGCTCTTCTAAGTTGTTGTCAGTAGACTACAACGCTGGTCAAGGCTCTATCCGTAATGGTCTGGTAAGTTCTGGCAAGCTGCGTGGATTCTCCATGTACAAGTCAAACAATATGCCTTCTACCGCTACGGCTACTGGCTTTATGCTGGCTGGTCACATGAGTGCTGTTGCAACTGCACAATCCATCACTAGCACTGAGGTTCTCCGTGATCCTTCTAGCTTTGGTGACATTGTTCGCGGTCTGCACGTTTGGGGTGCTAAAGTTCTGCGTCCTGAAGCACTGATCGGTGCTTACTACACTATCGACTAAGATAGTAGTGGGGAGGGTGAAATATCCCTCCCTTTCTTTTTTAAAGGATTAAAAAATGCCCCTTATTTCTACTCCTAACAAGCCACTTAAAATGCAGCTTACTGAAAATAAACGTGGTAGATACAGAGCGATTGACCATAGTAAATATTCAGAAAACTACGATAAAATATTTGGCAAAAAAGATAAGGAAGAAAAAAATGAAAAATAAAAAGCGAATGCCTTATATGATGGGCGGCGAAAAACGTTCTGCATATATGGGCGGTGGGCATGCCCCA